CCGTGCGTTGCGCGGGCGTGCTGCACCAAAGCGTGATTTGGAACGCGCGATCTTGGTTCTTGATGACCTTGACCGCGGTTCCTGTGCCGCCCGTTCGAAGTGCGCCAATAGCGGCGTTCGCGGGCAGGGTGATATTTGCGCCTGCGCTTGTCGTGCCGGGATAGTCCTGCGCGATGATTGCGGCGAGCGCTGCGGCGATGCTCGCGAGCGTGTCGGTCGGCTGCACCGAGTAGGAGTAGGGCGAATTGCCGACGAACACCGCGAGGTTTTGCGCGGAGAATGGCGAGGGCAGTGCGCCGCCGACCGTGACGACACTGCCCGCCTTCGCGAGCGTGATCGTCGGCGCGAACGAGTCGCGCGGTTGCCAGCCCTGCATATAGCGCGTCGTCTTGCGCTCGATCGCGGTCGCATAGACCGAAACCTGCGCGACGCCTTGCGCGAGGTCCGCATCGAGGCTCGCTTGCGTCGGCCAGCCCGCGCCCACGCGGACATTGAAGCCGACCGCTGAAGGTTGATTCGTGCCGTTCGGATAGAGCCAGCCGGCGATTAGGCCGACGAGCACGTTTTGCACGTCTGAGATGTCAGCCATCAGCCACCACCCCGATCGCATCATCGATCTTTTTGAGTGCGCGATCTGCTCTCGCAGCAGTATGAGAGATGCCAGAATCCGTCAGGATTTTTCGCACGTCGGCAAGAGTCGCGCTTTCCGGCGACTTACCCAACACGTCGACATCGACGCCAAAGAATGTGATCGTCGCAATGCCCACCCTCGTATCGCCGTCAATCGACCATTCGATCTTTGTTACGTTTCCGGATATTTCCTTTCCGTCCGCATCAAAAACCTTTGTTGACAGCGCGTCGCCACCGCTAACGATTCGGATTTTTTTCATGTCTGCCCCTGCTGTGCGGTGAGTCGCCACCCCAAATCCGAGAGTTCAGCGCTCGAAATGATGTAGCGCCGCCCGAGTTCGTCAGCGATGAGGTCGCCTGATCGCAGAACGACGCCCGGCACGAACGGCAGCAGGATCGCCCACCACGCGTCACGCACATCGCCAGGCAGCGCAACGCCGCCTTTCTCGCCCTTCGTGCCTTGCAGCACGCTCGCGGGCCATCCGGTCATCAGCGGCATTTCATTCGCCGCCGTCGTGCCCTCGTAGTCTGTGACCGCGCCGTATTGCGTCTGCACTTGCGGGCGGGTGATGTTGATGGTGCGATTGCACTCGACGACGAGAATCGGGAGAAGCGGTTGTTGAGCCGCGACGAAGAACTTGCCGGTCGCGCCGATGAGGTAGTCGCCGACCTGCGTCACGCGCCCATCCATTACGCCGAACCACGTCGGTTTGCCGTATTTGTTCGGGCGCCGATAGGTCATTTCCTCCGCGTTCATGCTCGCGAGGAAGTTCGTTGCGACGATCTGCGCGACCGTCATATCCGCCGACGTCGGCCGGTAGAGGGTGAAGGCGTTGCCGATGCGTTTCGCGACCTGTGCATACCCCTTGTAGACCTGCTCTTGCGCTTTGGCCCCGTTCATCAGACCACCAATGCGATAGAGCCGCCGCTACCTGAGACATCGAACGCCGGGCCGGGCGGAATGCCGAAGAATCCGCACAAGCGGCGCCGCGTCGAGTCGAACAGCGCTTCACGGTCGCGCTGCTCGTTCTTGTTGTGCGTCCACACTGCCGCGACGTCCGTATCGAGGTTGTCGCTCGTGCCGTAGATCGCTGTTTCGAGCGCGCTCAATTGCGTGAGATAGTTGGTCACAACCACCTCTTCAGCGTCCTGCATGTTCGACATGCGGAATTCGAGCGTCCCGTACTGCTGAAAGAATCGCCACCCGAACGCCTGAACGGGTTGCCCGCCGTATAGCGGATACCCGCAGAAGCGTCGAACATCGACCCGTTGTGCGTCGGTGAGCATTAGCCCTGTTCCCCGTTGATGCCGAGCAGGCGCGCGCCGCGCTCGATCAGCAATTTGATGTCAGCCTTCGCCGTCACCACCTCGCCTGCAAGCCACGCTTGCAACTCGCCGGCTTCGTCATAGAAGCCATGCGGCGCGGCGAGCGTCACAGAGTCGGGAAGCGAGGCCGTTTTTGCAGCCTTGGCAGGCTTCGCGACCTTCGGCGCATCGGTTGGTGCGTCCGAGGTCGCGAGAGCCGCTTGTGCGCCTTCTGGCGCGTTTGCGTCACTCATGATTTGCCTCGAAAGAAGGGCGCCGAAGCGCCCCTCGTGCCGATTACGCCGACTCGATCACGACAGCGCGCTTGTACGTGCTGGCGGTCGCGGTCGGGATGATGTTTTGATTCGCGGTGATGTCGGTCGGAACAGCGAAGCCGCCGATCCAATACCACGACTGCGCGATGATCTGTTGCAGGCGGTCGAGCGGTTCGCGCGTGACCATCGCGATGCCGTCAATCATCTCGATCAGCGCGTTATCGGCGCCGATTTCGTTCTGCGTGATCGCCTCGTAATCGCCCTCGATCAGCGCGCCCTGACCGCACATGATTCCGCGATGGACGTTCACACCGCCGAGTGCTTGTTGCGGCGATTCGGTCGTCGGGATGATGCGCAGGCCCATCAATTCGATCACTTGACCGGTCTTGTATTCCGACGAGCCATACTGACCTTGATAGAGCAGCTTGAAATCCGGGTCTTTGAACAGACCTTTGAGCTGCGCGTTGTCGGCGTAGAAGTTGTACAGACCGCCGATGGTCGGCACGCGGTTGTTGCGCAGCACAGTCACGCCGGCGAGCAGGTCTTGCATCGTGAGCAGGTCGGTCGAAAGAATCGCCGAGGTCGCGAGACGACCGTTCGGGCGAAGCACCGAAGCGGCGTTCGACGCGATGACCGAGTTGCCGGCCGTGCCGTCAGAGGTCGAGACGTTCGACGAGAACGTCAGCGTGCCCGAGATGCCTTGCGGAGCGGTCGAGACGTTCGAGCCGTCGACGGCGACGCCGGTCAGCGTGTAGCTGTTGCCGTTCGCGAAAACGACGCTCAGCGTGTTCGTGCCGGAAACCGGGACCATCACGCCGTTGACGCTCACGTACTGGAAGCCGCGCACGTCGTCGACGGAAACGGTCGTCGCCGGAGCGCCGAGGGTCGTGCGAACGCGGGTGTTACCCGACAGGTATGCGCCGTACAGCTTGTTGCGCGCGAGGCGATCGAGCGATTGCAGGGCTTGAACGCCGTTCACATGCGCGTTCTGGAGGAACTGCGACGCGATGCCGACGCGGGTCGTCACCATGTTCAGGTCCATCGTATCGCCGTACATGTCGATGCCGAGCGTGTATTGCTCGATGGTCCAACCGCTCGGCGTGAGGCCGTTATCGAGGTTGGTGTTCGTCGACGGGGTGAGCGGCGTCGTCACGGGCGCCTTCAGGCCGCGGCGGGTCTTGGTGATCGTCTCACCGACTGCATTCGCGAAAATCTCGCGGTCAGCGACTGCGCGATACGTGATTTGCGATTCCAGGCCGCTTTGGAACTCGCGCGCGAGGAAACCTTGCTGAATTGCCGGTTGAAGAGCGGCGGGGAAATTGCTAATCGGCATGTGATGCGTCCTTAAAAGCAAAAAGCCCGCGCAATGGCGGGCTTCGGTTTAGGTGTGGGTGCTGCTCTATGTCGGGCGGGTTAGCGCGCTGCCTTCAGGAAAGCGGCTTTTGCTGCCTCGTAATCCTTCGGATCGGACTTGCGAACGTCGACCGGCTTCGGGTCGCCAGCGGGCGGCGGCTTCTGCGTGCTCGATGTGCTCGTCGTGCCGAAGAGATAGGGCTTTGCCTTCTTCGCGGCTTCGAACAGTTCATCGGCTCCGGTCAGGTTGCCGTCCGCGTCGAGCTTCACACCGGCGAGGTCGAGCACCTTCAGCGCGTCGTTCACGTCGACAACGCCGTGTTTCGCGGCGACAGCCTTCAGTTCGGCGCGCAGCACGCGATCATTCGCGGCTTGCTCGGCTTTCGTGAGGGCGTCTTTGCTTCCGGTTTCGAGTTCCGCGACCTTTGCCTTGAGCGTCGAGAGTTCGGTGTCGCGCTCGCTGATCTTCAGCCGCCACGACTTGTTTTCTTCGCGCAGTTCGCTCACGTACTCGCGCGAAAAGGATTCTTTCGACTGTGCCGGCGGCTTCTGATCGTTGCCGCCCGCGCCGTCGTCATCGACGCCAAGGCGGAACGTTGCGGAGAAGCCGAGCAGGAAGGAAAGGAGTTTCGAGATTCGCATGTGATGGTGTCCGGGCATCTGCCCGCCCTAAGAATGAAAAAAGCCCGCATCGAGCGGGCCGTTTGGTGTGCGCATCTGCGCGATTAGGTGCCGACGTTATCGGGCACCGGTTTGATTGCTACAGCCTTCGCGACTTCCGCCGCGTCTGCGGCTTCAGTTTCGGATTTGATCCGCGCGAGCTCGGCCGGTACGTCCTCGACGTCGTATTGCTCGACAATCGATGCGGTCGCGGTTTCCTTCGAGAGCAGGCCGCCAGAGGTGAGCGTCGACAGCGTGCTCGCCTCGTTCGTCTTATCCGCCCATGTCGGCGAGTACCACGCGGGCCACTTCAGCGCGAACGGCTTATCGGTCGCAATCGGCTCGATCTTCTGCCCTTCCGAGTCGACGAGTTGCGCTTTCTGCGACGCCTTCGCGATCATGCGATAGAGTTGCAGCAAGCCTTTCTCGCCGTAGGAGATGCGAAGCTTGTCGGCAAGCCAGATAAGCGCCTGGTTCATCAGTTCCATTGCGCGCCCTGACTGCGCCGCGGCGATCTTGTCCGCGTCCGCTTTGTTGCCGTGGATCGATTCGAGCGCCACTTGCCGCGCGAGGCGCACGAATTCGAGCAACGCGTTCGTGCCGTCGCCGCTCATTTCGAGCAGTTTCGCGTCGCCGTCCGCGCCGACCGTGATCGCATTTCCCGCGCCTTTGACGAGCGTGCCGCCCTGGCCCGTCGCCGGCTCTTTGATGAGCAACGTCGGATCGCTGGCATACTTCAGCGCGCGCCCGCCCTGCGAGAGCAGGTAGTCGATTTCGATGTTCGTGTCGATCGCCTTCGCGAACGTGCATTTCCCGTCGATGTCGTCGCCGCCCGGCAGGTTTTTCATCCACACAATGGGGACGAAGCCGAGTTTGTGCGAGACGGAGCGCCCGGCGTCGACCTTCATCGCGGCCGGGTTATTCTCTTTCGACACCGGCATCGGATCGAACCACGATTCAGCGCTCGAATCCCACTCGCGCCGGAACCAGAAGTCTTTCGCTGCGTCGTCGTCTGCGATCGGATAGCCGAGCGCCTTCAGCGCGCGCCCCTTCGTCTTGTACAACTCGACGACTTTCTCCAGCGTGTCGGGCGCGTCGGCCTTCCACACTGGCGTCAGGAATTGCGTGCTCATCACCGAGAAGAACAGGCGATTCTTCAGCACGCGCAACTGAACCGCAGCCGAACCAACCGAGCCGCGCGTTGCGGCGTCGATCATCACTTCGTTCAGATAGCAGTCTTTCGCGATGCGCTCCAGACCTTCGGCGGCGTCCGCGTTCTCGCTCGTGACGGTCGGGAAGTGTTCTTCGGAGAACAGCAGGCCAACGGAATCATCGACGACTTCCGAGCACAGCGCGAAACGCACAGACGGGCGGCGCTCGCGCAGCGGTATGTATTCGTCGGCTTCCGATT